TTACCGCCTTATGGAGGTGGAGATGAATTTAGCCAGGCTTGGAAGCAAACCGTAGAAGTTAAACGCGGTGATGAACAAGAACAGGGGGCAAGCAATGGCAGTGAT